AAAATTTCTCCTTCGTTATCGTATGCGATAATTTTTCTTTCGTGGAGAATATTGATAGTACGGTTTGCGCCTTCGCGAATACCAGATTTCCATGCAAAATGACATGCGTATCCAGTTGCGATTGAAATTAGAATAAATGTTATCGGTTCCATATCTCGTACTCCAATAAAAATGTGCCGGGATGATATCCGGGTCTTTCAATAAAATTCTTTATATTATACTTATTATAGTATTTATCAGAACGAAGAACCCACCTTCTGTGGGTCCTTTCTTGTTTGCTGTGAAAAGTTTCTACGGTTTTAAAAACTTTCATTTTCTTCTGACATATAGTCTAAAGCTGCATCTACGTGAGCTTGTTGGCTCTCTGTTAGATTATCGTAGTTTTCTATAGCTTCTTTTAACCATTCTGGCATATTAACCTCCTAATAAGTTTTTAATTTCTGCTCCACATTTTCCGCAGGTTCTTTGACCTCCTGCAGAATATCCAGAGATGTAAAGTGGTCCAGTCCAATCAATAGTGTATACATCATCAAAGATGTTTCCACGTGCTTGGTTTAGTGCTGGAGTTTTCCAATTCTTTGGTTTTAGAATATCGCCGTATTCAAAATTAGGGTTTGCGATATTAATAAATCCCCATACGCTGGTACCAGTTATAATTTTAATATATTTTCTACCGAATTCAACGTTTAATTCATCTGCAAATTTATCAACAGTTTCTTCAATGTTATTGTTATATGCAGACCTTGAAGCAAACCTTTCGTATTTACCAACGATATTATCTAGTAAAAGATTGATTGCATCATCTATTTTAGATTGTCTTTTAAATGTATTCATAGTTACGCCACCTCCAACAATGTTAAAGGAACGTCCCATTGACCTAATTCGGTCATAACATTGGCTCTCTTAATTTTCATTTTAGTAATTGAACCACTTAACCATCCGTCTCTCTTAGAGAAGAATTTAACTTTATCACCTGTTGAAAATTTAGCTTTAGCCTTAGCAGCTTCGGAAGCTTGAACGATAGCTCTTTGAGCTTTGACCAATTTAATTAACTCATTCATATCAGCAGTATTACTGATTTTTGAGATTTGATTTTTTATTGTTTTATTTAGCATTTTAACTCCTTAATTAATTTTAAATACATGAGTATTATACCATAAATTAGGGGAGTTGTAAACCTCTTTTTGCAAAAGTTCACGAAAAGTTCACGAAAGAAACCAGCTGATTTCAGCTGGCTTCCATCATAATATATTCCTGTTAGGATTCGCTTTTTACTAGAGTATATATTCCCCAGAGCAAACCTGCCCAGGCGAGTAGTTTAGCTATACCGCCAAATAAAATTACTGAACCACAGATTAAGACTAATCCAACACCATCTAAAGATGTTCTTTCGCCTACTCTATCCATTATCCATTCTTTCATATCTTCTCCTATATTTTAAAATCCGTAAAGGTATCTTTTGTTTCTCGATCCCCCCACGTATTTATTGGTTTATCCGGACTCATATCAGACACAATATCGGTCTGAGCTGATTCCTCTACATCGTATAATTTCATACGGGAACGATCAATACCAATTACAAAACGTTTGTATTTAGTAGGATCGTTATAACGATTTTTCAACTGCTTTACCAGTATTTGGCCTAAATCATCTAATTCCTCTGTACTTATCAGAGCAAACATAAGATCTGCCGTAGCTGGTAAACCAAATGATTCCGAAGTGTCCTCCAATCCAATATCGGTATTACCGAAACCAGACCTAGTTGTTTGCGTTGCGCTAACAATAGGGACGTTAAATTCGACCGCCAAACCACGAAGTTCTTCCGCTATAGCTTTGACGTACGAATAAGTATTTATACTTCCGCCAAGCCCACGCATACGGGAAGAAGCACATATATTTAAATAATCGATATAAATTATATCTGGTTTAAAATTCTTTTTTAGTTTTAATTCATTTAATAAAGCCCTAAAATGCCCAGTGTGTGCAGCGCCTGTTGGATATTCTTTTATAATTAATTTACCAATAGATGATTGTGCTATCTTTTCTATCTTTGTACTAAATACATTCTTTGGTAAACTTTCTAATTGTTGTATTGGTAAGTCCATTAGATTAGCATCTATTCTTTCTGCAATACGTTCTTCTGCCATTTCTAATGTAATGTATAAAACGTTTTTTTGTATTTGTAAATTAGCTGCTGCAGCATGACACATGAATAAAGATTTACCGACGCCCGTGCCCGCGAGAGCGATGTTTAAAGTTTTGTTTGGTAAACCGCCTTTTGTTATTTTATTAAAGTAATCTAAATCCCATGGTATTCTAAATTCTTCGCTGTTATAAAATTCAAATCTATCTTCTGAATTATCAACATAATCGTGACCAATATTTTGGTCGAAAGAAGTACCTAATGCATTAGATAATATTTCTGGTATTGCACCTTCTGTTTTTTCTTTATCTTTACCATCTATAATATTAATAGATTCCATAATTGCTAGATAGACAGATCTTTCTTTGCACCATTTTTCTGTTTCATTAATTAGATATTCTGTATCTAAATCAGACTTTGTTTTTAATTCTTGGATTAGTTGTCCAGCAGAATTAATTATTTCTTCGTGTGCATTTAGTTTTTGTAATTCTAATTCTAATACTTTACCTGTTGGTAACTTATTATGTTTGTGTACAAAAGATACAATAAGATCGAAGACCGTTTTATGTGGTCCTTCGAAATATTCTTTCTTAAGATATGGTATTACCCTTCTGCAATATTCTTCATTATGAAGAAGATGGTTCAGGCTGTGTGTCTGTATTTGATTCGTTATTTCCAATTCCTATGCTCGCTACGTTGTTCTTTTCATTATATTCTAAAGTATCATTAATTATATGTTGTAATATTGCACCTAAATAATTTTTAAAATACTCATCTTTATCTAGATCAGATGCATCATGTTCACCCGGATCTTGCAGTGTATAATTAAATGATAATCTTGCTTGGTCAAATTCTGGTTCTTCTCTAATACCAACTTGACCATATATGACTATAACATTATTATATTTACCGCCATTTAATTTTACTCCATAGAATTCACTCTTGTTAGATTCGACTATAGAATAATCATCAATGGATATATTATACATCATTTTCTTCCATTTGTAAATCTAAATTTACATCTAATAATGGTTTATGTCCAATTTGGTAATGTCCTTGAATAAATTCTTTAAAATCTGTTTCTTCTAATATAGGTTTCCAGAAGTCTTCTGTTAAGGTATCTTTTTGTCTAACTTTTGGTTCGATCATTTCCCCAGTTTCTTTATCGACTCTAGCATACCAACCAACATTTGGTTTAACAACATATCCGCCAGCAAGACCAACATCAAGTAATCCAGAATAAGGTTCTATTCCACCTTCCCAAGAAACACTGATTGGTACTTTAGATTTTTCTTTTACGAATCTAGATTTTTCTACATTGATAACAAAGTTATAACCTGATACTTCAGTACCTGCTTTTACCTGTTGTCTTCCTATAATCCAAATGTTATCTGCTGAATAGTAAATACCTGTTCCACCAGATACGATTGCTTTTGGAAATAATCCCATTTCTTGATAAGTATGATTAACTGCTAAGAGTGGAATGTTTTTCATAGTTAGATATGGCGTGACCATTCTAAATAAACCTTTTAGTGCTTTTGCTCTTGACATATCAGCAACAGATTTTTCGTTTAAAGCATCTTCTAATTCTTTTTTCGATGCTAAATTACCAATTGAATCTATAACAATAACAACTTTATCGCCACGTTCTATTTCATCTAACTGATTAACTAAATCAAATTTAAGTTGTTCTACATCTGTAATAGGTGTGTGTAATACTCTGCTAGTATCTATTCCAAATGATTCGAAATAGTTTTGTGGTGAACCAAATTCTGAATCGTAGAATAGCATAACTGCATCTTTATGTTCTTCCATATAAGCTGCACCCATTAATAAAGCAAAAGATGTTTTAAAGTGTTTACTTGGTCCAGCTAATACAGTAAGACCAGATGTTAATCCGCCTTCTACATCGCCAGATAAAGCAACATTCACCATTGGAACAGATGTACTAACTATATCTTTTTCTCCAAAGAATATAGAATCTTCTAAAACATCTGTACCTTTTATTTTAGAATTCTTTTTTAGTTTATCCATTACTCCCATATTATCTTCTCCATTGTTCTGGTTTTAATTTCATTGAATTTTCTTTTTTGCGCCATCTAGCTATTGCTTCTTTCTTTTTGCGCTGTCTTTTAGCAGAAGGTTTTTCATAATATTCTCTTTTACGAACTTCTTGTACTATACCAGCTCTATCACAAGCTTTTCTAAACTTACGTAATGCAACATCAAACGGCATTGGCTTTGGTGGTCCTTTAAACTTTCTTCTAGCTTTAGGATGTGGTTTTCTTGGTCTTAAATCTATACTAGGCAACGAACTCCTCCCCAGGGTTCCATGAACAACCTGTTAATCCACCAGACTTTAATGCTTGAACTGTTCTTAATATTTCATCTGCATTTCTACCAGTATCTAATTCATTGCATGATACACTTTGAATTATACCTTCCGGGTTTAAAATAAATGTTGCTCGAAAAGCAACTCCTTCTGTTTCGTTATAAACGCCGCATTCTGCTGCTAATTCACAACCACAATCACCAGCTAATGGGTGATTAATATTTGCAATCAAATCGTTTGATTGTTTCCAATTTAATTTACAAAATTCGTTATCACCAGAAATACCTAGAACAGCTGCTTCTTCGAGTAGCTTATCCATTGCTGCTATTTCTGTTGGACAAATAAATGTAAAGTCTTTCGGGTAAAAATAAACGACCGACCATTTTCCATCTAGATCTTGGTTGGTTACGTCTATAAAATTATTATTTCCATCTACGGCTTTTAACTCGAAGGACGGAAACTCTTGACATATTCCTAACATATTTTCTCCATAGTGGGGTATATTATACCATAGTTTTACTAATTTGTAAACCCCTTAATTAAGTCATATTGTATTCCTGCTTGTTCAAACATATCAAAAGTTGTTGAGCAGGATTTTTCCCATCTTCTCTGGGTAAATTCATTTTCAAATGCTGGTGAAACTACACGTTCTACCCCACATTGAATAATTCCTTTTGCACATTCATGGCATGCTGGTAATGGATATATGTACAATGTACTTCCATATAGTGATACACCATTCATTGCTGCATTGTATATGCAGTTCATTTCTGCATGAACTATATACTGATATTTAGTTTCTCTATCTTCATATTGTTCTGGGTCATCCAGAATATATTTAGGGAAACCATTATATCCTTGTGCTAGTACAGAACCATTTAGAACTGCAACTGCACCTACTTTCGTACTTGGGTCTTTTGACCAAGTAGAAACTTCTTTAGCTAATCTTAAATACCTGTTGTCCCATTTATCCATATTTCTTCATTTGCTCTTCTTTGTGCTATCGGGTCTTTTCTTATAGCATCTGTTTTTAAAGGATGTTTATCTCTGTTTAATATTTTTTTAGGTACTAATCTACCAAACACTTCTTTTAATACTTTCTTTTCTCCATTACGTTGTTCGTATGGAGTTCTTAATCCATGGACAATAACTGCTGGAGCTAAAAATGGTGCACGTAGTTCTACGGTTGATCTCATCATTGTTCTATCTAACTTTGGTAAATGATAAAACGGTAATTCACAAAAGACATCTGAATGTTGGCTATCATATTCTTTAGCTCTACGATAACCACCAAATAATTCATCTGCGCCATCACCAGTTAAAACATTATGATAACCTAATTCTTTTAGCTTTTCTGCCATAGCTATTTGTGGTTTAACTGATCCGAGATCGACTGGTGATTGATGTACTTTAATTGCATATTCATCTGTTACGTCTTCGAGGCTTACGTCTAACGCATTTTTATCTACAAGCTTAGCATAACTACGTTCTTTATTTTCTACGTGTATAGACGTAACGTCTAGTCCTTGTTCTTTAATTAATCCATGTATAATAGTCGAATCTAATCCACCAGATAATAATAAAGAAACGTCTCTAAATCCACCACATCTTAATTTAACAGCTAAACTTAAATCATCGTATAAGTTTGTAGTTGGAACTAAGTTCCAATCCCAATATGGATATTCCCTACCCTTATATAAGAAGTGTCCAGGTTTTAATTGTTTAATTTCGTTATATGGAGTTTCACCATTTGGATCGTAACCCCATTTTGCAACGTTAGAAAGAAATAAAGGATTGCCAGTAACTGGTCCAAATTCTTTTAATACATCCATTTCACTTGCTGCTGCAAATTCATCTAATCTATAATAAACAGGTTTTATACCTAAGAAGTCTGTGTATATAATAGGTTCATCGTTAAAGAATGTAATAAAACTCCAGAACCCATCGAACTTGTGAAAGAACTCGTGCGATTTTTCTTCTCTATATCTTTTATGAATCATAAAAGCATCTGATTCATAATCACCAAAGTCTTTATAATTAAATATTTCACCAACAAACATTGAAGGTGGTTCTTTTTTGAATTGTATTGGTTGAGTAGCTATTACAGGATCTGGATCAATCATTGGTAAAGCTACATGACATAAATTATAATCTTTATATCTAATAAAACCCTTATAACCAGGAAGACCACGATAATTCATCTTATCGATAGCTTCTAATATATTAACTGTATTTGTATCTTTTGCTATTAAGAATCCGCACATATTTGTTCTAATCCATATTTATCTACTACAAAACAATGTAAAGAACTAGCACTAAAATGCATAGTACCGGGTACTGCATCTAGACCAGTTTTTTCTATTAACCATAAGCATAATGCATTTGCAAAGTATAAGTCATTATGTAAATGACGCATAACGTCGCATGAGCGCATATGATATGCACAATGTAATTTACCATGTCTTAACATAAAATGCCAACCAAAAGTACAAGGTACGCGTTCGCCCGCGAGAGCGGCCGTACCATCTTCTGGAAACCAAATTGGGATATAACATTGTCTTGTTGTTGGTTCTTTTTTTAATAAATCGACTGCGGTGTTTAAATCTGCTATATTAAATCTAACACCCATTTGTTCTGTATCTTGCCACATACGTTCTGGATACGAATGTGAAAAAGCTTTATCCATTAAATATTTATCCGTGTCTTTTAGCCATAGTTTATGAGATGGTGGAGGATTGCAAGGTATACCACCAACACGTTCTTTAAAATGTAAATCAGCCCACGGTTGTGAAGCTTTTAATTCTGTACTTGCTTCTTCTACATTATCGTACATTTGTGCTTGCATATCTGCATGCAAGATTTCTAAGAATGCTGGATGTTCTGTAGCACCCTGCCATCTTTCTGTTTCTATTTCATATCCGTATTCAAGCAAAGCTTTACGTAAAATATGAAGACCTGTTTTAAGATCTTTCAATATCATCATCTTTAATCCTATTGAATATATCTCGTTGAGGATCTTGGCCATCAATATCACCATCGAGATAAGCAGCAAAAAAAGCTGCATAGTTAATTAGATCGACTGCCGAATCGTGTAGTGATTCGTAGTTTTCTATATATTCTTTATCGTCTTTCATAGCATCTAAAACAGAATGCATACGATTAACTTTACCAGTCATAATATCTAAAATGGTTTGTGCACCATTTGGATAATAGTCTGCTTGTCGAATCCTAGATTTAGGATTTTGGTAGTCATTGCCTTTCTTAACAATAAGTTCGGCTGCGTTTTTAAGTATATCTAAAGGTTTCATAATGTATATTATACCATAGTTTCATTAGTTTGTAAACCCTTTTTGTAAAACAATACCAGTTTGATAATATGGTATGATTTCTACATCAGGGTTCTGTTTGTGATAAGTGTTCATAAAGAACGTGTAAGGTAAATGTCTATGGATAAACGATCCATAGTATTCCACTGGGTTGGTTGCCATAACAATATCTGTAATATATTTATGTAACAAATATGGCTTTTTATTTTGTGTTGGGTCTTTAATTATAGTGACAAATTTTCCACCAGGTTTTAATTTACTTATAGCTTTTACATATAACTCTTCGATCAAATTCCAATACTTATGTCCTCGTAATACCCCAGCGTTTCTTGTATCTTCATATTTTACATCTTTAAAATCTCTATTTCTATAATCACCGTTTGGTCTTTCTGGCGAATCCGATTGTCTTCCACCTAATACTGGATATGGAGAACCAGTAACAATTAAATCCATGCACTCTCCTTCAAATCCATTTTGTTCTAATAGTTCTATTTGGTCTCTTGCATCTCCTTGAATAACTGTTCCAACTCCTTTAGCTGTTCCTCTTTCGTATTGTACATCTACAGATCTTTTTGTTATTTGTGGAAACTCTAATTCTATACCAACTCCATTTCTTCCAGCATTGATAGCTTCTACTATTGCTGTTCCTGTTCCAACAGTTGGATCGTAAACCATATCTCCAGGTTCTGATAAATTTTGAATTGCCCATCTATATCCAGACCAATGACCTGGGCAGATATGCGTGTCGAATCCACCCTTAGGTTTTACATCGGGGAAGTAGTATTTCTTCCTAGACAGTTGTGTATAATATTCATTGGTTGGTACGTGAAAGATTTCTCCTAAGAAATTCTTTGTACATAAATCGCAGCTACAATGATAATCTTCTGGTATCTCTGACCTATGATATAACTGATCGGTTATTCCTGGAGTTTTATAAGTTGGAAATTGTGGTTTTTTATTCGCCATATAATCTACTCCATTGTTTTAGTTTTTCTTTAATCTGTTCCATTCTTCTTGGCTTCTTTTATACCTGCTTGTTTACCTACAAAGTAACCAATGACAAAAGGTATAACTAATATGAATATTCCAATTAATTCCATTTTATGTTGTCTCCATGTTTGTTTTGTAAAGTTTCTATTCTTACTCTATTTAACCTAGGTGGTTCCAAACATTCCATAACGTGCATTACGTCATAGCATCCTAGGTATTCAAATTTTAAATTAAAGTCGACTGGTATTACATCTGGCATATTTTTATATTCCGGTGAGTTATAACGCGGTCGATTTGTCCTGAAAAACAAGAAATGTGTAAGTCTATTTTTTTGTAAAGCATCGAGGTATCTCGTATAATCATGTTGTAAATTGTACCAATGAGATGCAATTTCTTTAAAATCAATTTTAAATTCTTTGTATTCTATATCTGCATAATACCTATCTTTTCCTTCGATGCGATAAGCATCTTCTACAGTTTCAATAATATAGTCTTCTAAATATTCTGAATCTAAATTAGCTCTAGACGAATAACCACTTTTAATTGTTTCCCATTCTTTATCATGTTGGTCATACATCTTTTGTGTAATTGTAAATTCTAAGTTTTCTATATTTTTCTTAAACATAACTATCTGGCGGTCCGACGGGGAATCGAACCCCGAATGCAGCCGTGACAAGGCTGAGTTATAACCATTTAACTACCGGACCAGTTTCTGGTGGAGCTGGTGGGACTCGAACCCACAACCTCCGCGTTGCAAACGCGATGCTCTCCCAATTGTCGCTACAGCCCCTGATTCCTAAAAACAAATTCGATAGCACGATCAGCCTCTTTTTCCATATCACGTTTTAAATACCAATTACCTGTATCATTATCTAAGGTTCGACATATATGTGCAACTTCTTTTGCAGTAATAGGATAACCTTTATTTAATGCATTACCGGCCGTTGAAACCATAATCTTATACATTTGCGAATACCAACCTGTTCCTTGAATAGATTTATATTCGTTTACTTGTGTTTGATTTACAAATGGACAATCTAAATAATTAGTCCAAGAGTAATTCGAATTCTTTAATTGATTTTTTCTATGTTCTATTAATCCTTTTTGTATTCCTTCTGGTAATCTATCAAAGAAATTATCTGCTTGCTGGAAATAAGGATTTGCTTCTAACAAATTATCTACATTCATAATATCACCATCGTGACTAAATATAAAGTTAAAAGCTTTTTTATACTTAGCAGGAATATAATACATGCGACTTAAATCTTTTGTTTGTGCATCTGCGATACCACCAATCTCTTTATTAATCGCAAACCAAAAATGTTTTATTTCGTCTTTTTCTACAAATCGATCTAAAGGAAACACGAGCCTAAAACGAGGCTTATCACGATGAGAACTTGCAGTAGAATAGCATACGTATTTAAATCTTTCATATTGTTTTTCTATTTCTTTTATATTACCTGTAAAGTCATCCACATCAAGAATACCAAAGCCGCCCCAGCTAACCACGTTATCGTTAGCACGAGTACTATCAGGCAAGTATACAGCAGGACTGATAAGAGGAGCTTCAGATTTTGTAGGGTACTTATCAGACTCTGCGAGCCTGTAGAGGATTGTTTCGAATTGTTCGAATGATTCATAATCCATCCTTTTGTCAGTTTGGTTATCATAAATGTTATTAAAAATCGTGCAAGATACCATAGTTTCCTTCATGTGATGGTGGTTCCCAATCTTTTGGTTTTTTAAGATCTGGCAATCCTAATGGATTAGGTCTACCTTCTTTTACACCAACTTCTTTTTTCATATTTGCTTTTAGAACCTCTTTCCAAGCTTTGTGACTATCAATTTTAAAAGCATCCAATGTTCCAATAGCAACAACACATAAATCTATAAGTGCATCTACAACTTCTTCATTGTCTACATAATATATAGCATTGTTTAGTTCTGTTAATTCTTCTTCTAAGAACTTAGCCCTAAATTTTAAATATTCGTTTTTCTGTTCATCAGTAGCTTTTTTCATCCAATCATGCACACCATATTTAGATTGCATTTTGTTAATATCTTTTACCCAGTCTTTACTCATGATATAATCTTTTTTTCTGGTATAGCTATTTCGCTTGTTGCATTTCTATGTTGTTCGACTAAGTCTTCTATAGGATCAACTTCAAACATAATATCTTGTTTACGAATATTAAGTCCTTCTTTAGCTTTTGTATAAGGCATAAATGGCATAAATCCTATTTTACCTTCTCCAGCTGGAATGAGAACAATAGCATCTTTTAGCTTTTTTGTTTCTGCATAATCACCTATTCCAACATCAGCAATAATTTCTTCGCCAGATGTAAGTCTAATTAGTTTTATATTTTTACTCATATTTTCTCCAATGTGGTATATTATACCATAGTTTCACTGTGATGTAAACCCCCTAATTTGTTCAATCACTTTTGGTTCTAATTCTGGATCGTTCCACATACGGTTTAATCCACTAGGGTGAGGAACTTTTAAATGTTCCACGTTGTTCTTTTCAAAGTATTTAGCTACGACATTTCCCATTGCAATTACTTTATAACCTTTTATTTTTACCATGTGTTCTGGATCAGATATGTTTGTCCATGTCCAATTTTGTATTCCAGCTTCTATTGACCATTTACGTATCCTCTTTATAGTTTGGGATTTATTTGGCGGATTATTTCCCGGCTCTGTTCCTACGAAGATAGTTCTGTTAAAAGTAATAGTCATTATGCAAAAAATAAGTCTAATGTCATCTGCGGACTAGCAGTCCAGCCGATCGGTTGTAAAATTGGTTCGATAGCATCTAAAAATGTTTTCTCGAATTGTAGTTCTTTATCAATGTATTCTTCTAATTTAAATTCTTCTGGTAGATAATCTGGGAAAGCAATAACATTTTCTTTGATTGGGTTTGGCTGCTTTAAGTAAATAAATTTTAGCTTATCGCCATTTCTTAGGTTTGGATATTTTGTTAAACCTTTTTCTTTTCTAATCTTGTTATAAAGTAAAGCACCACGTACATGGATTGGTGTACCTTTTTTATAGATTGTACTAGTATCTGCATACCCAGTTATGTTTTGTGCACCACGTGGGAAAGCAATTTG